AACGGCAACAAGAGCGGCTTTGATAAGCTCGAGGCTTGCTGCAACGCTCTCAACGAGGCTGGCGCATACGTCAACAAATCAACGGGCTTGCACGTGCATATCGGTGCTTCTGAGCTCAGTGGTGAGCAGTATGTGAACGTGTTCAAAAACTATCAGAAGCTGCAGAATGTGATTAGCAGTTTTCTTGCACCTAGCCGCCGTGACGCTTTCTATTGCAAGCCTATTGATGGTTACGATTTCTCATACTGCCACACACCCGAGGCTGTCCGTTCGGTAATGGGTTTTGACCGCTATCACTCTGTTAATGCTGAGTCTTTCGTTCGTCATCACACAATCGAGTTTCGTCAGCACCAAGGCTCGACAAACTTTACCAAGATTAAGATGTGGGTGACTTTCTTGTCAAAGCTCGTAGCCTACTCAATGAATAACGTTATCGAGAACGAGGTTGAGACTATCTCTGAGATACCTTTCTTGACCGCCGCTGAGAAACGTTTCTTTGAGACCAGCAAGCAAGAGGTCAACAGAGGTCGTGTAGCCGCTTAAAAGAATACGGGGTGAGTAACATACCACAGAGCATGTGAAAGCCCCTCAGAAACAAAATAAATGGGGTTATGAAGAAAATAATTGAATTGGTTCTGTTCTTTCTGCCACCGATATTCGGATTTGAGATACCTTGCTTAATCCTTTATTTCAATGGTAAGCATGAAGAGGCTATTATGGTCGGTATCGCATGGTGTGTTTATGAGATATATAGATTACATTTGAAGTTGAACAAGATTAAAAGATAAGAGATATGTGTGTTATATGTGTTATAAAGGCTGGTACACAGCTACCATCAAAAGTAGAGCTTTACGCTATGCACCGCAAAAATCCTCATGGCATGGGGTTTGCTAGTAAGTCGATGCACTACAAAGGCATGAACTTTGAGCGTTTCTACAACCGACTGCAGTTTGTGCCCGAAGACGAAGATGTGATAATCCACTTTCGTTTTGCCACTCACGGCTCAGTAGGTGTTAAGAACTGCCACCCGTTCAAAAAGGGTAAGATATGGTTTGCCCATAACGGCATACTTGACATCGAGCCCGAGGGTGATATGACGGACTCTGAGACAGCTTTCAGAAAGTACATATACCCGACCATCAAGACATACGGCATCGACTCTGACGAGGTGAGGTATGTTATTGACGAGCTTATTGGGTGCTCGAAGTTTGCCATACTAGGTGAAGATGGTCGTGTGCGCATGTTTGGCGATTACAAGAAGCACAATGGCGTGTACTACTCGAACCTTTATTGGCAGTCGTACCTATACGACTATTACAGACGAGTTGTATGATTATAATATAAGAGGTTAGATTTAAAAGCCGTGTACGTTGTGAAACGTGTGCGGCTTTATTGTTACCCGACCAACACATAAAAACGGCTCAGACGGCTCAAAAACGGGCAAATATCGCACACTTTATAAAGTGTATCAAGCCAAAATAAACAAAAGACTTTCATTTCGCTGTAAATGATTAAATTTGCAATGTTAATTTAACGGGGGAGTTACCCCAACTCGTTTAAAAGACAATCATAATATAGTTAAGAAATGAAAGAAAAAATTTTCCTTAAACTAAAAACAAAGTTCGCATCTTTGGGTTTAGGTGACGAGATTCTTCAGGCACATGCCGAGTCGCTTGCAGCGATGGGGTTTGTTACTGATGACAACGTGGATTCAATTGTAGAGGGTCAGAAAGGATTCCTCGAGAACCTCCAAAAGCTCAACGACAAGCGGGCTACCGAGGCTGCTAAGACAGCTAAAGAGAACGCAAAGAAAGAGTTTGAAGAGGAGGCTGCTAAGAAAGCTGCCGCTGCTAAGGCTGCTGAGGAAGAGGCTAAGAAGAAAGCTGCCGAAGAGGAAGCTGCCAAGAAAGCCGCTGAGGAAGCAAAGAAAAAGGCTGAGGAAGAGGCTGCTAAGAAAGCCGCTAAGGAAGAGGAAGAGCGTAAGAAGCTCGAAGAAATGAAGAAGGACAAGGAAATTCCGCAGTATATCAAGGATATGCAAGAGGAATATCTGAAGAAACTTCAAGAGGAACGTACCAAGGCTGAGGAAGAGCGTAATGCTTTCAAGCAGATGCTTGAGGCAATACAGAACCAAAGCAAGGAACAGACCAATAAGCTCACCGAGCAACTGACCGCCCTTACCGACCAAAACAAGCAACAGCTCGAAACTATCAACTCGATGAAGGCTGAAAGTGAGAAGCTGAAGGCTGAGTCCGCAAAGAAAGCCCGTCAAGACGGAATTATATCTAAGGCAAAAGAATTGGGCATTCCACAGGCTCGCATTGACGAGGGTTTTGCTATCACCGATGACATGGATGATGATGCTATCACCAACCATCTGAACGTGGTTGCAACAAACATCAAGGCAATGGGATTGACAAAGAACACTCCTTTCTCTCGTTCGGGAGAACCAAAGGAGGCATCTGAGGATGAAGCCAAGGCTATCGCCGCCATGATGGTTAAACATTAATTTAATTGAAAATGAAACAAGACATTACACAAGAGAAGAAAGGTATTGACTTCAGCACCTATGACTCGATTGTCATCAAGAAGCATAATACCGACATTGAGGGCGGTCGTACTCTTGACATGAGCGGCTTCCCCGAGGACGTTTTGTATGCGGGTCACGTCATCATTTCTCAGACCGAGAATGATGTGAAGACCTATAAGCCCGCTCCTATCGTTCCCGTTGTAGAAGATGTTTACACTGCCGTTGCTAACCCAACTGGCAACCCTTCGACAAGCGGTTACTATGAGAAGAGTGGTAGCACTTACACTCTCTCTGAGGACACTGAGGTAGCCGCTGGCAAGACCTACTACACCAAGAGTGAGGTAGAGAGCAAGGACGAGGACGGAAACACCGTTTATAAGTACAGTTCTCTTCCCGAGGGTGCTGCTATCGAGGGTGTTCTTTTCCGCTCACTTCTGAAGAAGAAGCCCGCTGCTTCTATTCTGATTGACGGCGTTGTCAACGACAAGGTGATGAAGCTGCAGCTCGGAGCTATCGAGACTGCTTTCAATGCCGCAAACGCTGCAAACAAAATTAACATTCTTTTCAAACACGATGAGGAGGCGTAAGTAAACTATGGAAAAATCGCTTTATTTTGAGTACACTGAGAAATGGTTTCCACTGCTTGTAAGACAGGTTGTTGAGAAACTGAATGAGAAGCGTATGAATGCTAACGCTCTCACATATCTGTATCGTGACCACTTGAACCCCGTATATTCGGCTGATGGACGTTGGGCATCTGTTACTGCGGAGTACACCCGTGTAGCTGCTGACGTTGTATCTCTCGACTCTGAGCTGCCATTGAAGAGCCGTGACCGCATCGAGACAGCTACGGGCTCTATTCCTAAGTTGGGTCTGAAACTCTATCTGACTGAAAAGCAGATGAAGGATTTGGATGCTATGATTGCGACCAACACCCCTTCTGCTCAGGTAGTGCAGAACCTTTTCGCAGACGTTCCCCGTGTCATCGAGGCTATCTACGAGCGTATTGAGGATATGTTCCTATCTGAGCTCTCTAGCGGCGTTGGTGTTTCTACACGTTCGGGTGGTACTGGCGTACGTATTGACGTTGGTTTCCTCGAAGAGAACAAGTTTAAGGCATCTACCATTTGGAGCAATGTAGAGAACTCTACCCCTCTTGACGATATTCAGCAGATTTTCGACAAGGCTTTGGCTGACCAAAACAACATTACCGATGTGTTTGCAGACGATGTAGCCTTGAACGCTCTGTATCGCTCTAAGCAGGTACGTGGTCAGTATGCTTTCAACCAAGGCATTGCCACTCAGACGGGCTCTAACATCCCCGTGTTGGACTTCGAGAAGGCTGGTCAGGTGCTGCAGACCAAGTGGGGTGTTAAGCTCCATCGTGTAGCACGTAAGATTAAGACTGAGCTCAACGGCAAGAAACAGAATCACACTCCATGGCAGAATGGTGTGATGACCTTTACTTGCTCTGACCAACTCGGCGACCTCGTTTGGACTAACTGCGCAGAGGCTACCCGCCCCGTTGCAGGTGTTGTCTATCAGACCGTTGATGACTTCATTCTGACCTCTCGCTATTCTCAGAACGACCCATTGCGTGAGTTTACAAGCTCACAGGCTATGGTTGTTCCTATTCTGAGCAATGTTGACCAGATTTACACAATCGACTCAACAGCCGTTGCAGGTTAAAAACTGAAAAGGTAGTAGAGTATGAAGATACAAGTAATATCTGAGTTCTACGACAAATTCCACACCAATACCCTCTTCCGTGAGGGTATGGTGTTGGATTTTGACGAAGCCCGTGCAAAGAATATCATTGCACGAAAATTGGGTGTAGCATATTCTGAACCTCAGAAATCGCCAATCACAGCACCCAAGGAGGATGAGCCAACCGCAGCACCCGAGCCTGAGCCTACGCCTATTATTAAGCTGACTCCCG